AAGGCGGCCGACGCCTACGGTGTCGTGCATGTCGCCCTGCGAGCGGCTCGACAGCGTGTACTCGTACGCCGCCTTCTCGAGCTCCTCGGCAGGAATGATGTCGCCCTGCTTGTCCACGATGATGCGTCCGTCCTTCTCGACGACGCTGGCCCACCCGAACATGAGCTGCTGATCCTGGTCGAACTTCTTGATCTCGAGCGGCAGTGACCAAGCCTTGCTGGCGTGTACGATGTCGCCGCTCTGATCGTCGTCCTGGTCGAGGCCGACATCTGGCTCCCTGACGCTCTCGGCCGTAGTTATCGCGGCCATCTCGCGTCTCGCGGCGCGTCGCTTCCGCCCCTCGTTGCCGATGGCGGTGCGCGCGTGAACGCTGTTGACACCAGCGTCCTTCCCGAATATCTCGTCGAAGTGTTTCAATGCCCACTCCCGAACGGGTTGATCATGTAGATGACGAAGATGATCACGGCGAGCACCATCAGGGGGATGCCGACCCACAGAACAACGTCGCCCGTCGCGTGCACAACGTCGCCTGTCGTGATGACGTGGTTCATCGTCATGTCATTGGTCCCGGCATGAAGCACCTGATCCATACGGGAGGATCCGACCCAATCGTGTAGACCGGCCACACCATCGTGTGACCGTAGATGTTCGGCTCCGTGACCAGAGCCTCGTCTGGCACGTCGACCCAGATCATGTCCTTGGACTCCGGCTCTCGCGGAAGCCGAACGCGATAGTGCCCGTCCTTGCTGTCCCAGTCCGCGTCCTCGACGGTGTATCCGTCGGTGTAGGAGCAACACAGTCCCTTGCCGGACTTCAGGTCGTCGAACCACGCCTTGAGCGGCGAGTTCGCGTACTTGCCGTCCGTGTCCTTGGCGTGCGTCGAGCACGCGAACAGCCCGGCCATCCCCATTCCGACGATCAGGTAAGTGAGAACGACTCTGATGATCACCGGACAGAAGTCGCCGCGTTTCACGACCGCACTCTGACGCCGTTGATCGTGAAGCCCTCCTCGCCGCGCTGTCCGCCCATGGTGGGAAGACGCGGATCGGCCTCGCGAATGGCCTCGAGAAACTCCTTGTCATTCGGATCGAACGGCTTGATGACCGGTGCCCGAGGCGGAACGTACATGTCAATGCGCGGCGGAGGGATGGTCGGCATGCCGCGCGCCTGAAGCAGCCGATTGTGGGCCGCGCGACGCTCCGGCGACAGCCACGGCCATCGCGCCTCCTCGTATGTCTTGCCGTCACCCTCGAAACTCTGCTGCTCGATCTGCACGCGCTCCACGAGAACGGGAACCTCGGTGATCTGGCGGCGCTTGCGGCGATTATGGCGACTGCTCATGGCTCGATCTTTCCTGTCAGCTTGTACTTGAGAAATGCGAACACGATCGTGGCGAGATACCCGATGGCCGGGACCAACAGAGCGATACCAATCTTGCCGCCGAGTTTCCAGTAGTCCTCGATCTTCGACAGGCGTGACTTGAGCTCTTCGTTCTTTCGCTCGTACTCGAGAACCTTGGCGTCGAACTCCACCTCAGCGTCGGCGCGCTGCTGTGCCATGTTCTTCTCCATGTCGCCCATGTCGCGCTCCATGGTGTCCAGTCTGCGCTGGAGCTCCAATACACGAGACGCGGCCTCCCGCGCATCGAGTATGCGAAGGAGACGCTTCTCCATCTCCTCTTCGTCGATGCCCGGCATTTCTAAGTATTCCCTAGCGGTGGCTACCATTGACGAGTTCATTTTTCTCTCGCTCTAGGTCGTTGTTCTTGTTGACCGTGGTCGTGATACCATCGCTGACGGCGTTGAGGCGCTCCATGTATATCGCCTTGACGCTGTCGCTGGGCTCCTGCTTGATCTGCACCTGCCTGTCGATCTGCTCCTTGCGAAGCAGGTCGAGCTGAAGCTTGTTGGTCTGTATCGAGTTCTCGATCAGGCGCTCCGTCAGCTTCTCGTTCTGCGAGATCACGTACTGACGAGATGCAGGTATCGGTCCACCGAGCGTCACGTATCCGGTGACACAGGCCGTGAGACACGTGGCGGCGCCGCCGCCGATCTTGAACACAGTTCCCCACGCATCGAACATCAGCCCTCTCCCTCTGCTCGCCTCCGGAGAATTTCCTTTGCCATCATGCCCTTAAGCATCTTCTTCAGGTTGTCCTTGTCCATGCCGAGCATCTGCACCGGCACGGCCTTGGTCTTCCCGTTCTCTTCCTCGTTGACCTCCGGGAAGCCCGCCGCGTCCCTCAGGAAGGACTCGAGCTCCTCGTCCGGGAACAGCGCCATGCCGGACATGGCGAGGTTGTTGATGAACGCGCCCAGCCCGTCCAGGTCCATGCGCTGCGGCATGTCCGGCTGAAACTCAGGCATCAGGTCGAGGTTCAGGTCATTCAGCTCCCAGATGCGAGGGAGCGCGTATCGGTTGAGCACCGAGGCGATGGACTGCAACCATCCCTCAATGGCCGCGTAGAACATGTCGACCTTCATGGTGCCGAGGTTGTTCGTGCCGCGAACCTCGTGACCCATCTGGATGAAGTCGCAGAGCACGGTCATCAGCATGTCGATCTTGTGACGCGTGATGGTCTTGTCGATGTCGACGCCGCCCTTCCCGCCGCCGGATCCCGGCGTCAGGAGCTGGAAGTCGTACATCTTGACGTTGGACTTGGTGCCGTCGGCGTTCTGATACACGTCCGAGGGGAGCAGCGCTCCCATCTGCTCGCCGATGCGCACGTTGGTCACGAGGTTCTTCAACGCCTGAAGCGTCATGCTGGCCTTGGCGCTGTCCGGCCCGGTGCCGCCCGCAGCGTCCATGAGAGCATTGGGCACGGTCAGCAGCGGAAAGCCGCTGATGCGTTCGAACAGGACCGCCTCCATCTCCTCCATCCTCTTGACGAAGTAGTAGGAGCGATAGGCCGTGCGCAGTATGCTGCGACCCTCCGGGTTGTTCTTGTGCGACTGCGGCCGAAACAGCAGAAGCTTCTCGATCGGAATGTCGATGAGACTGCCGACCCACGGGTTCTGCGTGAGTCCGCGCACCTGTCCATTCGGGTCGAAGAACCACTTGAGAATGGTGTCCTGTCCGCGGATGGGAAGCCGGCGCCAGCCGATGCGTCCGTCCGTGAACTCCGACGACGGGATCTGCTGCCCCATGCCCCCCGCCGTGTCGTCGCTGACTTGGGATGGGCGGGGGCCGCTGCGGCGCTTGTACACGATCTCGTGAGCGGAGTATCCGTAGCCGAGCATCGACAGCGCCTCTGTCATGAAGTCCTCCCACGTGTGGGACATGTCCATGCGCAGACTGTCGGCGAACTCGGCCTCCTTCTTCGCGGCGGCGCCGTCGCCGGCCGGCTCGACGCGCCACTTGACCTTCCTCATGGCCTGCTGTATCGCGAACAGCATCGACCCGACGACGGACGAGTTGTCCATCATCTCCCTGTAGACAGTGACGGCCTGACGGCCGACTAGTTGCGGAAGGAACTCCTCGCGGACCCAGCCAGAGTACTGACGGAGACCATAGGATCCGTAGTCCTCGAACAGCATCTGCGAGTTGAGTTGCGGAGGCAGATAACCTCCGCTGCCGTCTCCGAGAGGATCCTTCGCCACTTATCATTCCTCTTTGTTCAGGGGACGCCGCTTCTCGATGATGCTGACCACTTGCTCGATCACTGGACGCCAGTCGCCCTGCCTGAGCTGACGGATCTGCATCGTCTGCCGATACCACGGCGACGACGGAAGCGAGCCGAACCAGCGCCAGCAGTTGTCGTGCGGTGTCATGACGATGGTCGGGACGCCCAGCGCTCCGGCGAGATGCGCGACCGCGGTGTCCACCGTCACCACCAGATCGAGGCACACGATCAGGCGCGCGGTGTCGTAGAAGTCGTGTATCTCGTTCGAGTAGTCGCGCATGTGAAACGGATGCGCGCGGTGCGGGTACTGAAGACTGAACCACTGCACGCCGGGCAGCGCGCCGAGCGGCGCGAGCACCGAGAGGTCGCCCACGCTCTTCTGAGCCGCGACCTGAGCCAGCTCTGGCTGAAGCGGTCTGTCGCCCGCGTGCCAGCAGATGCCGATGCGCGTGATGTCCTTGATCACCGGCACGTCCTCCATGGGACGAACGTGCAGATACGGAGCCGGGTGAATGTCGTCGATGATGTCGACGTAGGCCGCGCGAGCGGTGCTCATGATCGGCATGGCGTGCGATACCTCGCGCGGTATCGGGTCTCCGTAGGCGACGACGCCGTCGATGCCCTGCGTTCCGTGGATGATGAGATCCAGCAGCGGCTTCTTGGCCTCGAGCCAGATCTTCATGCGCGGATACATCGCCTTGAGATCGAAGGCGTACCGCATGAACATGATGTAGTCGCCGAAACCCTGCTCGCCGTAGATGAGCAGACCACTAGGCAGCGCGTCCGCCGTCTCGCTCCATCCGCTCCAATCCGGCACGCCGAGATGGCGACGCGGAGCGTTCGGCATCCTGCGACGCCACTCGAACTCGGTCCAGCCCTCGCGAAGATGGCCGGCGCGAAGCAGTCCGCTCGCGAAGCTGGTGTGCATCACGGGGTCCGTCGGCGCCGCCTCCACCGCCCGCCGAAACAGCGCGATGGCATCGTCGTGTCTGTCCTCGAGACGAGCGACAGATCCCAGATTGTGCAGCGACGGGGCGTGAGCCGGATCGAGCTGAGACGCCTGCTCCCAGCAGTGTCGCGCCTCGTCCAGCTTGCCCATCTGCATCCACGCGACGCCTTCGTCCGCGAGCCACTCCGCCGAGAGCGCGCCGTGCTCCATGGCGCGAGCGAGACACTGCATGGACTCGAACGGGAGGCCGAGGCGCCCGAACAGGACGCCGCGCGCTGCCCACGCCTCCGCGTAGTTGGGACGCAGGAGCAGCGCCTCCTGTAGAGCGATCATGGCGCTCTGCGAGTTGCCGCGCGAGGCGTGATTGGTGGCCGACTCGAAGAACTGCTCCGCGGTGATCTCACTCATGGCCGCCTCCCTGCACGTCGCCGACAGGGATGATGAGGAGGTCGCTGTCGTTGGCGAACGTGAGGCCGGAGGCGATATTGAGGCCGATTGCCGCCTGCTCGTCCTTCTCCCTCGCCTCCATGAGCGCGATGGTCTGCACTAGGCCCTCCCGCGCCAGCGCCGCCGCGTTGGTGGGAGCCTTGGTCTGACCGAGCCAGTCGATCAGGGCGACTATGTTCTTCAGGTCCTTGGACTGCACTGCACTGTTCCTTCACTGTTGGTGGTGATCAGGTCTTGTCGGCCTCGTCGCCGGGATAGACGGCGTTCGGATTGATCGGCGTGTTCACGGTGCTCGACCGCGCGCTCGGATCCTGGTGGGAGCCGATGCCGAAGATGTCCTCGACCGCGCCGATGGCCGACTCCGCGACCTCCTCGACCGTGTCGATGGCCTTGGTGATGGAGCTCTCGCCGTCCTTGACGGCGTTGTCGGCGTGCTCGCCGGCCTTGTTGTCGTCTTCCATGCTCTGCTCCTATGCGTCGAACTGGTTCAGCTCCTGTAGCTCGAGACGTCCAGTCTCCGTGTCGAGCTCGTAGTTCTCGCCGTATCGGAGCGTGCCCTGTATCAGCATCGGTCCGCTCGACGTGGGAACAGTGAACTGCGCCTGCACGACGCGGTCGCTGCATCCCCGAATGCAGATGATGATCACCTGAAC